TTATAAAAAATCTTCTGCCTTAGCAACTTCTTCTCTTTGCATTTCTGTATTTACATGTGTGTATGTTTTTAAGGTAAAAGCTACATCAGCATGACCTAATCTCTCACTTATTACTTTAGCATCAACTTTTAATTTCCTTAGTAAAGTGGCATGAGTATGTCTTAGATCGTGGAATCTAATTTGAGGTATCTTATGGCCAGATAATATAAATGGGAATTTTTTAGATACATAGTTCGGATCTATTGGTCTTCCATCTTCCCAGTGAAATATATATTCTAATTCAAGTCCTGTTTCTAATTTAAGGGCTTTATCTTTATTTTTTAATGTTTTTAAAAATTTGGCTGTGCTATCAAATAAAGTAACAATCCTAGTTGATTTTTTAGTTTTAGTTATCTTTGGTTTTAGCACACTATTTATTCTTTGTAATGTTTTGTTAACTGTAAGTGTTTTTTCTATTATATCAAAATCTTCCCATTTAAGAGCGCAAAGTTCACCCTCACGTAATCCTGTATGAGCAGCTAAATATATAATTGGGTATAAAAAATCATCTTTTAAAATGTCTAAATACATACTAATGTCGTCAGGTTCCCAGTATTTCATTTCAATTGGATCACTTGTAGGTGGTGTAGCTAAATCACATGGATTAACAAAGATAAGCTGCCATTTTTGAGCGTGTTTTAATGCGAGGTGAAACATTCTATGTGTTTTGATTATAGTATTATTAGATACGCCTTGTATTGGCTGTTCTTTAAGTTTATTTAACTTATCTTTTAAAGTCTTAGCTTCTTTGGAATTCTTTAATGCCTTATCATAAATAGCCTGTAATTCAGATAATTTTTGTTTTTTTAATTGCTCTTTTATAGTACCGTTTTTTAAATCTTCATAAAACTTTTGAATTAACAAAGGATTAAGCTTTGTAAGCTTATAATTACCTAAACCGCAAACGATATCCCTACAAAAGAATTCATATCTTTTATATGTTGCTGGTTGACAATTATTTTTAGGATAAGTTTCAAGCCAATATTCCAAATAATCTTTAACTGTCATTTTATCATTGTTTACTGCAGTACCTTTTTCAATTTCAGTAATAAATTTTGCCAGTGCAGCTTCACATTCTTTTTGTTTTTTAAAACCTCGCTTTCTTTTATATTTTTTCTTGTCATTTTCATCTACACCCATATAGACTAAGTAACCCCAAGTTACGGTTCCATCTTTATGGATATATTTCCTCACAGTTCCTTTCATAGTAATTCCTTCTTTATAGTATATTTAAAACAACCTATAGGTTAAATAGGTGTAGTTTTACTACTTATCAGCATCATTTAATATTTTCATCATATCTTTTATAGCCTTTTCTTTTTTATCTTTAGGAAGTTTTTCTAATTTAGATTTTATTAAAGTTTGAAGATCTTTAGTTGTCTCCTCAATTTCTCCAGGAAATTTTTCGGATGTTTTTCCTAATATGTAATCAATAGATACATTGAAAATTTCACTTAATTTATTTAATGCTTCTAAATTTAATTCTCTTTCTTCTCTTTCAATCATTCCAATAGCTGAACCACTTTTAAAGTTAATAAGCTTAGCTAAGTCTTCTTGGGTTAATTTTTTTTCTTTCCTAAGTTTTTTAATTATTTTTCCATACATTTAACACACCTCAATATTATTTTAGCACAATATGTGCGAAAGTCAACGATAAATTAAGTAATTATAATAATAGCACATTATGTGCGATTTAATTTGACGCTATGAGTTATCATTACACAATATGTGCTAATTTAGGATTATATAAATAGCACATATTGTGCTATTATGTATTTGAAGGGAGGGAGCACAATGCTACAGAGTCAAATAAGAAAATTAAGAATGGAAGCTGGTTTGCAGCCAGAAGAAGCTATGGAAAAACTTAAAATAAGCTATAGCTTCCTTAATAAAATAGAGTTAGGGGATAGACGACCTGGAAGAGATTTAATTAAAAGAATGAGCAAGGTATATGGATGTTCTGTAGATATTATATACAATGCCATAGATGAAGGAGTGTGTCAAAAATGTTAACTCCCAGGAATTTTGCTAATAAAACAGGATTATCTTATAACCAAGTTTTGACAATGTGCAAGGAAGGTGAATTAAAAACAGTAAAAACCAATAGAGGACATTTTAAAATTTCTGATATTGAGTTAGATAAATTCATAAAAAATGATAATTGCATTTCTAAAGAAAAATATGAGGAATTAATTAGAGAAAATGAAAAGCTAAAAAGTACCTTAGAACAGCTAAAAAAATATATTGGTAGCCTGTCAATTTAGTTAATTCAAATCAATCATTTCAATAACTAATCATATCTGTAGTGCCGCAATGGCTAAAAAGTAAAAGGAGATTTTAAGATGTTTGAAACTAAGAACATAAAGAATTACAACAGATTAGGTTCAAATGCAAAGAAAGCATTTGATAGTTTTCTAAAAAGATTCTACAATGCCTGGGAATTTCCAGAAGATCATAAGCCTATAGCAGTAAATATGTGTAAGGGATTCTTAAAAGTAGACCTAAATGACGGTAGCTGGCTTCACGTTACTCCAAGTGGAGAGTGGTATTAAAAGGGGTGATGAATTTGAACAAATACCAAAAGGTCATTAATCAAATTGTAAAAGACCATCTTGAAAAGACCTTTATACCATTATCCTTTACATGTGTTAGAAAAGTAATCCGTAAAAAATTTAAAAGAGCAACTAACGGATATGGCTATAAGAGCCTTAGATTTTCAACGTTACTAAAAATCAAACAGTATGGCAAGGATCATGAATTTAGAGCATAGGAGGTGAAATCATTGAAGATTAATGAAAACTACAAAATTGAAGCTATTGACGAAAGAAATGTTTGCATTATGGAGCGTAAAGTTCCAAAAGCAGAGCTAGGAAAAGAACCAAAGAAACCTTATTGGAAAACAGAAGGCTACTATCCTAACATAGAATTTGCTCTTAAGAGTTTAGTTACAAAAGAGATTAATGGTACTGGAATAAAAGGTCTAAAAACAGTTACAGATAAAATTAAAGAACTTCATGAACTTATTGAAGGACTTAATTATAAGACAGCTATGGAGCTACTGGAATATAAGAAAAAGAATAAGGAACTTGAAGCAACTATTAATGAAATGTCGGAGAGAATAATTGATTTGGAGGCGTGTGAGTAATGGCAAAATATAAAATTTATATAGATGAAACACGTACGCTTAGACACACTGTAATTTTAGAAACTGAGGAAGATATTGATAAAACTTTAGACCAGGCTCAAATAGGAGATTGTGTCCACCTATATGATGTTATTTCCGCCTTGGAAGATGAAGGATGCAATGTTAATGAAGTTGCGGAAGATGATAACGGAGACAGCGAGTTTGATGTTGATGAATATGAGGAAATTGATGAGAGTGAGGGAAATGTTGATGGGAAGAAAAGTTAATGTTGATATTGACCGGGCTAAAGCTTTGTACGAAAAATACGGCACCCTTGCAAGAGCGGCATTAAGTTTAGATTGCTCACCAACTCATCTAAAGAAAGTTCTTGTTAATGCTGGTGTTGAAATCAAGTCTTACAAAGCTGAAAAATGGAATATGAAGTCAGGGGGATGGAATAATGGCTAATAAATTTTTACCCGGTCTTAAGTATGTGTTCACTAAAAAGAATTATATTAAAAGATTTGGCAAAAAGGAATACAGAGATAGCAAAAGATGGGTTAACAGAGCTAATGGCGGCAAGGTTAAAGTAGCAAGCATTTTTAGTGGTGATGTCAGAGGCTTTCTAGTAAGCCCCGAGTGGTGCAAATGCATAGGGAAGGAGTAAAGGAAATGATTGATGTTCAAGAACATTTAGGGCTTGCAAAACTTCAGGCAGGTAGGGTATATAAAAAATTTCAATTGTCTTATAGATATGACTTTGACGATATTCTTCAAATATGCCATGTAGGGCTAATAAAAGCTGCACAAAAATTTGATGAAACTAAAGGATATAAATTTAGTACCTATGCTTTAAGCTTAATGTATGGCTATACATTAAATATTATTTTAAGAGATAAATTTTACCCCTCTGCTGAGAGAAATGGAAGTTTAAATTCACATGTCCTTAGCTTAGATGTTAATGTTAATAATTCTGATGATAAAGAAGTTACTTATAAAGATGCCATTATGGACAAACAGGAACTTGATACTGAATTTACTGGTATTTTAGTAAGAACTGCCTTGGGGAAATTGTCCGGTAAACATAAAGAAATTATAAAACTAAAATACTTTCAAGGGAAAACTCAAATGCAAATAGCAAAACTATTTGGAACTAGCCAAACTACAATTGGACGGTTTGAAAAAGAAGCACTTACTAAACTAAGGCGATATGTAAGTTAGGAGTGGCAAAAGCAATGATAAGAAAATTACTAGAGCAGCAAGGTATCAAAATGTCAGACCAAGAGTTTAATGAAGTCATGGAAGAAACTCAAAACGATATTAGAGAGAATCACATTAAGTTAGGGGTTAGGACTTCAAAGGATTATTTGTTAAGGGTGGCAATTATTTATTATGGAATTTCAAAGAGTATATAAAAAAGAGCTCTTAGAAAAAGAGCCAATAAATAAAATAGTGTATCCCTATTCTACTATGGAATGAGGGTAAAAGTCAAATAGGAGGAAATATAAATGCAGGTAAATATAAATAAGATAGCCATAAAAGGCTTTAAGGGCTACGTAGACGAATGTGAATTTGTCTTAGGTAAAAGAACACTGGTAAGTGGCGACAACGGTCTAGGAAAGTCTAGTATAGGTGAAGCTATAGCGTGGGCCATAACTGGTTGCGACATCAACGGAAATGAGAAAGCTACAGCAAGACTTGTTAATGATAAGAAACCAAAGCTTACCGAGGTAGTACTTGATTTTGAGATAGATGGAACGCCGCAAACTTTAATTAGAAGAAAGAAAGGCTCCAGTAATGAGATTTACTTGAATGACGTTAAAGTGGCCAACAATGATATCTCAAGGGACTTGTATAAGAGCAAAGATGTTTTCCTCAGTATATTGAATCCTTATTACTTTCCTAATCTAGCTCCAAAAGATGCAAAGAATCTTTTATCTAGTATCTTAAAGCCAATAAGCAAGGAAGAAATATTTGCAGAGCTCGGGGACTTCTTAAAGGAAAAATTAGAGAAGAATAAATTTAGAACTCCTGAAACTTTCTTAACAGATAAGAGGGCAGAATTAAAGGATCAAGAGGAAAACATTATATTCTTAGAGGGGGTCATTGAAGGTGCCAAACCTATAGATATTTCTGAAAGAAAGAGTTTTGATAATACAGAGCTGAAGAATCTCAAAGAACAACTCAAAACTTTGGAATCAGTAATTAAAGATCCTAAGTTTGATGAATTAGAAAATAAAAAGAGAAAATTACAATTAGAATTTTCTAAAGGATATTTTGATGTAAAGCCTATAAATGATACTAAGTGGCATAAAGCAGAGAAGGACAGTTTACTTAAGAGATTTAAAGAGATTAAAGTCAAAATATCTAATCTTGGTAAGAATGTAGTTACTTGCGATAACTGCGGCAATGAAATTGACCTTAATGCGACTCTAAAAGCTAATTTAGAAAAAGAATTAAAGGATATACAAATTAAAGGTGTTGCCAAGAAAAAAGAAATAGAAGAATGGGAGAAAGAAAATGAAATTACCAAGGCTGAAAATGCGAAAGCAGTTCAGGAATGGGAGATAGGACTTAAATATCAAATAGAAGCCATTCAAAAAGAAATAAGTGAACTTGCAGCAGAAAAATCAAAAGAGGAAGAATCCAGAAAAGAGAAAATCACATCAATAAAAGCAAAAGTATTAGAGCTTGATGAGGAAGAGAGAAAAGTTTTTGCTCATAACTCAAATATAGAGGCTCTTGAAAAGGAGAATGAAAAAATCAAACATGATATAGAAAAATCCAAGAGAGAAATTGAAAACTCCAAGCTAAAAATAGCAGAATTAAAAGTTGCTATAGATGCCGGTAAGCAGTACAACTCTATAAAACTTAAAAAGCAAACTGACATTATAGGTAAGTACCTGGATAAAGTAGAATTGCAGTTTGAGAAATTGACTAAAGATGGAGAGCTTAAAGATGATTTTAAAATCCTATATGAAGGTAGAGAATTTAATAAGTTATCCAATGCAGAAAAAATAAAGGCTGGCCTTGAAATGAGTAACTTTGTTTCAAATATGATGGATTTACATTTTCCAGTTTTCATAGATAATGCTGAAAGTATTACAGTTATACAGGAACTAGATACACAAATGATTATGGCCAAAGTAGTTGAAGGTCAAGAATTGAAAGTTGAGGTGCTTAAATAATGAGAAATGATAATACTGATGTTTTAGCAATGGGTAGAGTTGAATACGAGGTTAATGGAACTCAAATAAAGTTAACTTCTACTATAGTAAAAAAGTATTTAGTAAGTGGTGATCCAACACGAGTTACAGATGAAGAAGTAGGAGTTTTCCTTCAATTATGCAAAGGTCAAAAATTAAATCCATTCTTAAGAGAAGCATATCTAGTAAAATTCGGCAATAAGCCAGCAGCCATGATAGTTGGCAAAGATACTTTTACCAAGAGAGAATTAAGAAATCAAGATAGTGAAGGACATGAGGCAGGAATAATAGTTGTTAATCTAAAAAAAGAGGTTGAGCAGAGAAGCGGAACATTCTATCTTAAAGGCGAGGAAAAATTAGTTGGCGGATGGGCCAAAGCTTATAGAAAAAATAAAAAATTTCCTACTGAAATTACAGTTACATTAGATGAATATATAGGGAAAAAAGCAGATGGCACGATAAATTCTAACTGGACACAAAGACCAGCAACTATGATAAGAAAGGTTGCATTGGTACAGGCTCTCAGAGAAGCTTATCCAGAAGAATTTGAGGGCTTATATGTAGCTGAAGAAATGAATGTTGACGATAAAGATTTAAATACAGAGCCAGTAGATCCTGAAAAGGAAATAGAAAAAGAAAATGAGGTACCAGAGCAGCCAAAGCCAGTACAGAGAGAGCAAAAAGAATATTTGATGCAGCTAGGAGCTCAAAAGGGACTTGTAATTGGTGAAGGTAAAGAAGCAGATGTAAGTAAGCTTGAAGCACTAGCAAATGAGCACAAAATAAGTCTTAGAGGGTTAACTTATGAAAGTGCAAATACTCTTCTAAAATTAGTTGAAGAATACACTGAGGTTGTAGATGTTGAGGTAACTCCAGTAAATGATGATCCTGGCCCGGATGCTCCACCTGATGATATTGATGACGCAGATCCATTTTAAGAGGTGATTTTATGGTCACAAGTGTAAATATTTTTATAAAATCTGATGATAATTATTCATTCAACCCTGAAAATAAAGATACTTTTATCCTTAAATGCCCAGAAGCAACATGGATAATTGGCTCATGGGACGCATTTAACAAACTATTTGCAATTATAGATGAGATGCTGCACGAAGAAAAAGAAACTCATGCATTATTACAGGATAGATTACTAGAATCAGAAACAAGAGCAGATAAGCTTCAGGAAGAAAATGAATATTTAAGGGAGCAGTTAGAATTAAGGAGGCAAAAATGAAAGATATAAAAGTAGTTAAAGAACAAATATTGAATCTCTTAAGTAATGTTCAAAAGCCTGGCATGGACAAATTAATTATGTATTTAGTAGCGAGCGACTTCTTTGTTGCTCCTGCTTCCACTAAATATCATGGCAACTATGATGGAGGGCTGGCAGAACACAGCCTTAATGTCTATGAACTCTTAAAAGAGAAAAATGAAAGATTCCAACTGGGATTATCAGAGGATACTGTAGTTGTGACAGCTCTATTACATGACTTCTGTAAGATTAATTTTTATAATAAGCAAACGTGTTGGAAAAAGAATGACAGCAATAGATGGGAAAGTTACGAAGGTTATAAGGTCCAGGACGATTTTCCAGTGGGCCATGGTGAAAAATCAGTAATCATGATTCAGAACTTTATAAGGTTAACTAAGCAAGAAATATTGCTCATAAGATGGCACATGGGAAATACGGAGCCTAAGGAAATGCAGATGAATCTTAACAATGCTTGGGAGTTGTTCCCGGCGGCAGTAGCACTCCATACAGCGGATATGGAAGCTAGTTATTTATTGGAACAGCATATAGAACCAGGGCAAGATAGTAATCAAGTGAAGTTTAGTGAGGTGAAATAGATGAACAGAGTTGTTTTAATAGGCAGACTGACGAAGGATCCGGATTTGAAATTTACTCCTGGTTCAGGGAATGCAGTATGTACTTTCAATTTAGCTGTAGAAAGAAATTTTACAGACAAAAATACGGGAAAAAGAGAAGCTGATTTTATTCCTATAGTAGTATGGGGCAAAACAGCAGAGTCGTCAGCAAATTATTTAAATAAAGGTAAGCTAGCTGGAATCTCAGGAAGAATACAAACCAGGAATTATGAGGCTAAAGACGGTCACAGAGTTTATGTTACTGAAATAATTGCTGATGAAGTCCAATTCCTTGAATGGGATAAGAAAGCAGTTGATGGAGAAATAAATAATCAAGGTAGCAAGGTTCTTGAACCTGTGAAAAATAATGATGAATATTTAAAAGCGGATATAACGCCTATAGATGATGGTGATATACCTTTTAAGATAGCAGTTAGTCAAGCTGCTTAAACAAAAGGGCAAACAGTATTTATCGTGAAAATTTTAATATGATTAATATTTATATGACGAAGGAGAATTTATTAAAATATGATTAGGATAATGTTAGAGAATATATCTGATGAAATAAATATTAAAGGACTTATTGAATGTGGATGCAAGTCTTGTAAAAAATCTATAGAAGCAGGTCATGGTAATCCAAAACATTGTGAGACTTGTGCGAAAAATAATATAGAATATTACTTTATAAACAAGCAAGAATAGTACGTAATTCAATAATATTGAGAACTAAGAACGATTTTAAACATTGTTGTAATTAGATATTATCAAATGACAATCAATTGATAAAAGAAGGTGAATATATGCATTACAAATTTTCAGAAACAGAAATCAAAAAACTTCTAAAGGAAAATTTTCAAATATTATATGACACCAGAGAGCAAGCCAATTTGCACATATTGGATTATTTAGATAAAAAGAAGGTCTCATATAAGAAGAAAAAGATTGATGAAGGAGACTACACTGCAATAATCACTAAGCGCCCGGATATGGGAATCTACAGAGATTTATATTTTCCAGTAGCAGTAGAAAGGAAAAATTCTATAGATGAAATTGCCGGAAACTTAGCAGAAGAAACCGACACTCATGATGATGTAAGGCTTATACGTGAGTTACAAAGGGCAAAGACAAAAGGCATTAAGATTTATCTCATAATTGAAGATAAGAACGGTATGGAGAACATAAAGACAGGTAATTACAGGAGTTTATATACTCCAAAAGCACTCTTAGGAAGATTATCAAGCATACAGGATTTATATTTATATGACACCATATTTACTGAAAGAGTTAACTCAGGATTTGAGATTTACAGGAAACTTTACTATAGTGTTAGAAACTTTTTAAAGGAATTGGATATGGATATAAGCCCAGAGGCGGAAAGCTATGAGTGATATAAAGAAAGTAACTAGTGAAGAAGCAAGTAAAATAATCGAAACAAGAGAACCATTAGGAAAATTTTATACGATAGAAAAAGATTTTAAAACTGGGAAAAGAAATATGTTGGCATAGACAATCAATGTGGCGACGCATGGACAGAGGATTTTAAGTGTCTTGGCACATGTAAGCGGTGGCTTGGTTAATAAATGAAATCATATCATGGGGGGGGTGGAAAATTGGAAATACAGGATATAGATTTAAAAGAGCTTATAGAAAGAGAAACAGGAGAACATTTCAATCGGCAGGGATACATTAGATGTCCCTTCCATAATGAAAAAACGCCCTCACTCTCAGTAAAGTTTTTTCCAGATGCCAATAAGGAGAAATTCAAATGCTTTGGCTGTGATGAAGTTGGAGACGCAATAGATTTTATTACGAAGCTTAAGAATTTTAATTATGTTGAAGCCAGGGAGTACCTTGGTTTAACTGTAGAGAAAAGTATCCAAGAGCAGCAGGTAGAAAAGATTAAAGGCTATATTGATTGGCAAATATCTAAAGGCCTTAAAAAAGGTAAGCTTGTTGGATTGTTTGAATATGTGAATGATAAGAATGAAATCATGTACTTTAAGGCTAAATTTAAGAACGAAGATGGTGAAAAATCTCTTTCGTACTATCATATAGAAAACGACAAGGTTATCAATAAACGAAAAGGCGAAGAATTTATATACAACTATTACAGCGTTTTGGAGGGCATTAAAGACGGAAAGATAGTAATTATATGTGAAGGTGAAAAAGATGCCAACAAACTCAACAGCACGCTTAAAAAGGATAAGTATGTTGCTACAAGTATTAAAGGTTGCAAAGACTTATCTGCTTTGGAAGGTGCAAAGATTTATGTTTGTTCGGATACTGGTGAAGCTGGAGAAAAATACAAGTGGCATATATACAATGAGCTTTTTGCGTGTGCCAAGGCATTTAAATTTATCAATCTTCCAGGAATAAAGAATTTAGGTGACAACAAAGATGTTACGGACTGGTTAGATGCTGGACATGATAAGTTTGATTTACTGAAGGCTTTTGGTAGATCCTTAGATTTGAAGAATAAATATGAGTTGCAGCAAGATAGAGAAGGAATTTATAAAATAGTTCGTAAAGTTAAAAAAGATGATTTTGAAGAAAGTAGAATTAATATAACCAATTTTAGGCTTATTAAGGCAACTAGAATTAGTTTTGAAGATGAAGAGCAGGAAGGTGTTAAGTTAATCTTAAAATCTCCTACAGGTAATGTTATAGAAAAAATAGGGCCTTCCACGGTTTTTGATGATCTAAAGAGCTACAGAAATTTCTTAGGGACCATAGACCTTAGTTTTTCAGGAAACATGGATAATTTGGTAGAGCTTAAAAGCTGGATAAACAATTATTTTGCTCTTGAAGTAGAAGAAATTCACCAGGGGGTCAAATTTAAAGAGAAAAATGAAGAGTTGCTTTTCATAACCAATGATGGAGCTATAGGTAAGAATGGGACCACTGAAACTATAAAGGCTGATAAGAGGAATAATGCTGATGTTATAGGGATAGAACCCATAAGCGCTGAAGAACTTAAGAAACTCAAAAACCATATTTTAAAGTTTGCAACTCCTGAAAAGACAATCTCCATTATAGGCACAATTATAAATGATCTAGCAATATATCAGAATCAGAAAATGAAGGAAAAGTTGCATCATTTGTTAATCGTAGGCGAGAGCGGCAGTGGTAAGAGTACAATCTTAGAAAATGTTATTGCTCCAATTTTAAATTATCCTAAGAGAGATATAAAAAGTATAGGTTTAATCACTCCTTTTGCTCTTATAAAGGGATTATCAGATGGTAATTACCCAATGCTATTTGATGAATTTAAGCCTTCCAGTTTAGGCAGATATAAGGTTGCAAAACTTTCCGAGACTCTTAGAAACTTATATGATAGGGCCACTATAAGCAGAGGTGATAAATCCTTTAAATCAAAAGATTTTCAGCTTAATAGGCCATTGGTGCTAGTTGGTGAAGAAAGCTATCCCAACCAGGAAAAAGCATTAATTGAAAGAAGCTGCATTGTATATCTATCCAAGAGAGAAAGAGAACAAAAACACACTGAAGCTATGGAATGGATCAATGCCAACGAAGAGATTTTGAATAAGTTTGGGAAAAGCATTATAGATATAATTCTTAATCTTAGTGTAGATGAATACAGAGAAATGAGAAAAGCAGTAAAGCAATCCATTAAAGGATTAAATAACAGACCCTTGAATACTGCTGTTAATATATGTTGTGGAATTGAGATATTTAATATTCTTCTTAAAAAACATGATTTAAAAACCATAACTAAATATGAAGATCATGTGATTAAGAACATAGAAACTGAGATACTTGATGGAGGAGCAGATGCACATTCAACAGTGGAGCAGATGTTAATTCTCTATAATGACATGATTGAAGATAAAAGAAATGAAAAAGATGGAGAATTAAATCCCGTTTTATGCCGTGGCGATGGAGTTTTTATTAAAACCTCTGAAATGCTTAATCAAATAAGGGTTCATATTAGAAATACAAATTTAAATATGAATATTTTAGATAACAAAGACTTTAAAAAGCAGGCAACTAAAGCAGGATATCTAGTGAAAGCTTCAAATAAAGTAGTCTGGATAAATGAGAAGTCAATTAGATTTGATACTTATAATAAGGAAATGTTATCTAATTTAAGACTTTATGGCATTGTGCCGCCGGAGATAATTGACATTACCGGGGATATAGACGAAGGAAATACAAATATCAGTTAAATGGGAACTTTTAACTCTTACATAAATTTAAAAAATGTAAGGGAAACGTAAGGAAAATGTAAGGGGCTCAAAGCTAGATATTTCAAGGCTTTATATATATATAATATATAATTCTTACATTATTACATTAAATAAAATATTAACTACGTATATGAGAGAATATTAATAAAGCAATAAATATAAAGATAAGTGTATTATATTTATAAAAATGTAAGAGTTAAAAAAACCATTCTAAGGCTAGATATATCAACGGTTAAGAGATGTAAGAAAAATGTAAGGAAAAATGTAAGGTTAATGAGGTGAAATAACTATGAGCCTAGATTCTGCAACGGTTTATAAGCATAATATAGAAAACATCAAAAAGCAAGAAAATAGAGCAATTTTAGATAAAAAGTGGACTGAATTAGCTAAATTAAGAGTAAAAAGAGCTGATTTTGAAGCAAAAATTAAAGAGATTGAAGAAGGTAAATTGTAAAGTTATTACAAAACGCAGACATTTATAATACTAAACTGTTAATTAATACTAAAGTGGTATTTAATAACTCATTATTTTTAGTTAAAAAAGAGGTGTTTTTATGGCAAAAATAAGTGCTAATGATATGTATAAAAATAGAATTGAACAAATTAATCATGATTTGCAGCAAGAATATTACAAAGGCAAAAGGAAAAGCAAGAATAAAATAAAAAAGCTTTCTGAGGAAAAGGAGAGACTAGAGAAGTTAGTTAGGTGGTGATGAGGTGGTTATTATAAAGTATTACAAAGGAGTTGAATCAAATCTATATAATTATAAAGCAATGCAGGCTGAAATAAAGAATATAGATTTAGAGTTAAATGAATTAAAGAACGAATACAATGGATGCAGCTCTATTTCGTATGAAGAAAAGGCAGCTCCTACTAATAAGTTTAATTCCAGTGTTGAGAATGAAATGATTGATAGAAGACTTAAGCCAGAGCAATTAAAAATAAAAAAACATAAACTAGAAGTTCAATTGCAAAAGATAGATAATGCTTTAGAAACTTTATCTGAAGATGAAATGCATTTAGTTGAACTAAGATATTTTAAGAAGCTTCAATTCAAAGTAATAGCAGAAAGAATAGATAGAAATGAAATGTATTGTGTTTGTTTAAAGAGTAAAATAATAAAGAAACTTATACCTCTTATATTTCTCTTAGATAAATAATAGTAAAATATTAGATTTATATAAGATATATGTTATATGCTACATGTTATTATAATATCATAGAAAATATCAAGAGAGACACTTGCAGTAATGTAGGTGTCTTTTATATTCAAAATATATTAACTTATATTTAATTAAAGATACACAATATTGGGAGTGAATTGGTAGCACTAAAATGCTATCATAAAGATGGTGAAGTTACCCCTTTACCGATGTAGTATTAAGGCACTTACAGTAATGTAGGTGCCTTTTTAGCGTACAAAATATGTATATCTGTCTAGGAGGTGAGAGCATGGCTTATGATGTGCTTACAGTTAAACAAAATGATATGGTTACAATGCTTATACAGGGTGAAACTATCACTGATATAGCCAAGAAGCTTGGTGTTGTTAGGCAAACTGTTTATGATTGGATGGCTAAGGATAATATTAAGGCTGTCCTTGACAGGCGCAGACAAGACCTCACAAACCAAGGAAATCGCTTGATATTAAAGGATATTAATACTTATATTGGTAATATTAAGGAATTAGCCAACGACGATTCGGATAAACGTGTGTGTCTTGCTGCTAATCAATATCTCTTAAATAGGATACTTGGTAACCCAACAACGTCAATTATTGATGCAAATAGTGATGATAATGACGGAAGTATTAGTGAATTGGTGCTTGAAGAGCGATTGAAGAGATTCAAAGTAATAAAAAAGTAACTCATTTAATAGTGTATATTCCATGTATAAACAGTATATAAATGCATAACTATACTAATCAAATTGCATATATATTTAAACAATATTAAAACATAACAACATAATGCTTATAAATGGCTGAACATAAACGTTTATAAGCATTTGCTATATATAAAATAGACCAATGGGTTTATGTATAAAATTTACGTTTGACGCAGTTCATAAAAACACAATGTATATAGTATTCATTGTAAAGAGGTTTGCAAGATAATTACTTGCCACCTCTTATTTTTGTTATCTAAAAAATAAGGTAAGGGTGGTAATATAGATGAACTTTAAGGATTTAACAGGAATGAAATTTGAAAGGCTTAAAGTGGTTAAGAGAATAGGTAAGACAGCAGGTGGTAAAGTGCAGTGGTTATGCCAATGTGATTGTGGTAATACAACAATTGCTACTACTGATAACTTAAAAAGGTTACACGTTACTAGTTGTGGATGTAGGCAAAAAGATATAATCAGCGAAGTAAATACTATTCATGATCTATGCCATACAAGACTTTATACTATATGGGCAGGTATGAAAAACAGGTGCTGCAATTCATATACACCAACATATAAGAACTATGGAGCAAGAGGTATAAGGGTCTGCAATGAATGGTTAAATAGCTTTGAAATCTTTTATAATTGGGCCATTACCCATGGATATAAGGACACTCTTACTATAGACAGGAAAGATAACAATGGCAATTATGAACCTGGTAATTGTAGATGGGCAACGGATAAAGAACAGAGTAATAATAAGAGGACTAATGTTTACATTACTTACAATGGTAGAACCCAGACTGCAAAGCAATGGAGTGATGAATTGGATATTAATTATTCAACTTTATTGAGAAGATTTCATAAAGGCTGGCCAGTATTTGGTTTGTTACAAGGATTATAAGATATGGGTATACAATACTTTCACAATGCACTGCTTTAATGTGCGAAAGGGGGTATCCTTCTAAATCACGATTTCGTTGCGAGCCGGTCCATGGGTTCCACATTTTTCACAAAATTTTTTAAAGTCGAGGGTCAATTTTCACATTGTGAGGGATAAGATATTGTACTAAGGAGCACTCCGTTTAAGAGTGCTCCTTTAAATTTGTATTTAATATATCTCAAAAGATCTATAAGGCATAGGTCTACGTCTTCTACGTATCCTTCTACGTATTCTTCTACGTATTCTTCTTCTACGTCTGCGACGGGGATCAGGATCTGGGTCATCTGCTGAGTCATCATAATAATAAGGACCAGGATCATCATAGCCATCGTCATAAGCATCGTCATAAGCATCATCATAGCCGTCGTCATAGCCATCATCGTAGGCATCATACATCATCATTGGGTGTGGTGCCATAGAAGGCATCTTAGTATATTTTTTATTGGCGTGATGAGGTGGTTTAGGGTTCATAGGTGGTTTAGGGTTCATAGCAGGTTCGGGATTCATAGGAAAATTAGGGTTCATAGATGGATTAGCACGATCTTCGTAAATCTCCTGATTATTATTGTCAATGTCTGAATCTCCGCTATTGTAAGTATAGTACATAACTACCTCCATAAAATTTACTACATAAATAAGTTATGTAAAATTATAAAATACGTTACAAGAATAGAATAAAAGTAAAATTTAAATAATATCATAAAAGTATACGGTATCCCTTGCATGCAAATACTGAGAGAGCACCAGCAGAAATGTTGGTGTCTTGTTGCGTTTAAGACAGAGGAGACTTATAGCAATATAGGGATCTATTATATTTAAAATTTATTAACTTGTATTTAACATATATACATAATTTGGAAATTAAATATTAATAATAATTAGATATTATGTAAGTGTAGCTTCTTTCTCTATTTATGTAACTAATATATAGAAAGGCACTTGGTTAATTCTAGGTGTCTTTTTATATAACATATTGTAGAAAAATGTAATAAATATTTACAAAAATAGAATAAAAGAGTAATATTGAAGAGTACTGTAGACATATATGGTACCCCTTATCACTAAGCACTGGTAGAAATACTGGTGCTTTTTCTATATTCAAAAATAAGGAGTGTGAAGTAAATGTATAACTGGTGTACGCAGCATCCTTGGATGACATTTTTTATATTACTTACATTGGCTGATTCTATAGGATATTGGTTCTGGAGCAATAAAAAGGATGATGCCTGATGCTAGAAAACGAAGATATAGAAGATATCGTTGATGAAGAAGAACAGAATACTTTTTTATTATATAAATACCTTCTTGAAGTTGGATTTAATGAAGATGCAGCTGATAAATTAATACTTGAGAACAGTTCTAACTTATTTGGCTATCACGGCCTCGCATGGCAGCTTGGAAAAATGAGTTTTGAGTTTTACTGTATGTATTTCCTCCAGGATACTTTTCTAGTAAAAGAGGATAATGTAGCAGCTCCTATAGCTGATGTCCATAGAGAAATTTGGAAAGATATTCAGGACTCCATTATTGGTAATGGAAATAGTCAGATTGGCAGGGTACTTCCGAGGGGTACTGGAAAGAGTGCTTTTGGTACTTTTGGAGCTTCTTGTTGGTGCCATGCATATGGATTTAAAAAATATACTCTCATTTGTTCTGATATTGGATCTACTGCTGAAAAATTTATTAAGGATATTAAAAATACATTTCTTGAAAATCATTATATAGAAAAAGCTTTTGGTGTATTACTTGACGATAAAGATAAAAAATATGTTTGTAACTCAACTCAATTAGAATTTACAAATAAAACCTTTATTGAAGCTATTTCCTCCACTTCTCCAATGAGAGGTAGAAAATATGGCAATAATAGACCGGACTTAATTATACTTGATGATTATCAATCAGAAGATGATGTAAGAACTGAGGAAGCTAGAGAAAAAAAGTGGAAGAGATTCTCAGATGACGTTAAATATTGTGTTCAAAAGGCAGTTAAACGTAACGGTAAAATAGTAAAAAGTGGAACAACTTTATTAGCTCTAGGAACCTTGCAGCATAAAGAATGTTTTTATAGTAGATTAATAAAACAACCTACGTGGAAGTTTAAAATAGAGAAAGGTGTCTTAATTGATGATTATGTTGACGAAAAAGGTATAAAAAAGAATGGTATAGACCATTATTTTGAAACTGGATTGTGGGCTGAGTTTAAGAAGAGTCTTTTTAATTTCAAAAATGAAAATCACTTGGAAGATGCCAAGGAATTCTATTGGAATCATGAAGCTGAAATGCAGTATCCATTGCTTTGGCAAGAATTTTGGGATTGTTTAGAGCAAGCTTTAAATTATTATGAAAATCCAAATTCATTTAAACAAGAATTCCAAAATGATGTTGATAGTATAGGTGAAAAATGGTTTAAAACTGTGGCTACATATCCAAGAGAAGAAAATGAAACTCATAATTTTATAAGGACTATGCTTTGTATAGATCCTGCTAGTACTGCAAAAGGTAAATCCGATTACAGTGCTTTTTTGGTTGGGTCCCAGGCTGATGATAATTTAAAGTATGCCCGTAAAGCGGAGTTAGCAAAATTTAATGCAAGAACTGAATTTGATAAATATATTGACCATGCTATTAAGCTATTAAAGGAATATCCGGATATAACTCATGTGTATATTGAAAAAAATACTTTTTCTGGAGTAGATGCTAATCAACTTGAGCTCAAAATCAACAAAGATGATATTTTAAGATCTAGAAATATTGAAATTATAAATGACCCTCAAAAGAAAAATAAGGATGATAAAATTAGTACAATTATCCCTTACATGAATAAAGGTCAAATTATCTTTGCTGAAGAGGATCAGGAGTTTATTAACCAGATATTAGATTTTAGAGGACAAAAATTCAGTGAACATGATGATGCCCCAGACGTAGTATCTGAATTTGCTAATAGAATTGAAAATATAGTTGTAGTGTGCCAAGCAAGGTTACTTGATAGAAATACATTATTTTAGTAAAGAAGGTGATTGAGTGGGTATTGTTTTAGATAAAAATGGAAAATTTGATTTAAATGAAAACAAATCACTGTTAAATGCTTGTTATGCACAGTTTACAGCAAATTTATATATATACAATAAAATATATTCTTATTATTGTGGCTGTACTGAACCCAGTGGAAGGATGTTTATTTCTAATGCCACAAGTGATAAAACAGACATAAAAACAGGATTTAATATCATAAATGACCGTACAAAACATAAGATTGGTACAAATTTTATTAAGAAATTTATAAAAGAGGAAGTAAGTTATAGTGTTGGTAATGATGTAACTTATGTATCTCGTTCCGGAAATTCTAATATAATTGATACAATTAAATACAATATGGCTCATTGGGATGAAGCACAGAATACAAATTTAGCAAAGAATATGCTCTTATATTCAAATGCTTTTGAATTGTATTATATTGATGAAGATGCTCAATTCTGTGGCATGGTAATATCACCTAGACATGGTTTTGCTTATTGTGATAATACAGGTAAAATAATATTTTTCTTGCATGTATTTAGCAGTGAATTTGATTGCGCTAATAGATACATTGACATATATACCGATAATGAAATAATCCACTGTAATGAAATATTTAATGAGGTAGATGATAAACTACGCCAAACAAATATATTCGGTAAGGTTCCTGTTGGAATAGCAAGTTTATCTGATGAGGATTGGCTTGATACCATTTACAATGATATTAAGAGTTTACAGGATAGTTTTGAAATAAATCTTACTAACATATCCCAGGAAATAACAGAACTCCGTAATGCTTATCTGTGGCTTAACAATATAGCAATTAGCGGTGATGACTATAAGACTATAAGACAGAAAGGCATTATTGAAACTAAAGGTGACAATAAAAATATAAGTGCTTCATGGCTTGTTAAAAACATTAACGATAGCTTTATTCAAAATACACTTAAGACCATAGAAGATATGATGCATAAAATTACATTCCATATTGATACCAATGAGAGGCTACCTAGTAATACAAGTTCTCTTACAATGAGAGCCAGGCTAATAAATCTTGAACAAAAGTGTAAATTAAATGATAAAGCACTTGCAAACTGTATTAGAACCCGATTGCGAATGCTTTTGTTGTATCTAAATAGTATTAAAGGCACAAATTATGATTATAAAGATGTAAAAGCTAAATTTACACCTAATGTACCTATGGATGATATGATGACAGCACAAACGATAGCACAGCTCGGAGATAAATTAAGCATTCAAACTGCATTATCCCAGTTAAGCTTCGTAGAAAATCCACAGGAAGAAATTGCAAAAATAAAACAGGAAAGTGCAGATGCAGTTTTGGGAGCCATCCTGCTGGGCGGTGGCTCTATTCCATTGAATAATAATAGTAATACTGATAACAGTGGCAACACTAACGACCAAACTAACTAAATTTGATGAGATAAACAAACTTCCTCAGGATAGCAAAGCATATAAAATATTACCTTACAGGAAACAGATTGAACAGCTTAGCCTTGACAATGTCTGACGTAAGGACAGTAAAAAGAGAAAAATTAACATGGAATAAAGTAACATGAAAAAAAGGATAGAAAAAAACATAGCCAAGCCCTAAAATATAAGTTAAATTCGGACAAACAAACTTATAAAAAAGGAGAATTGGCTATGCTTAACAATCAAGAATATATTACCGCAGAATTAGGAAAAATGCTATATGAGATTTTACCCATATCATCCAAGAAACTAAAAAATTTAGTATATATTGTTTTGGGAATATTGTTATCAAAATCAGTTATAATCTCAGAAATATCAGAAAAGCTAAAAGGATTACTATACAGAAGCCAATGAAGAAAGTAAAATAAAAAGAATTTATAGATTTTTTTCAAGTTCAACAATAAAGTCAGACTACCTATATTATAATTTTATCGATGAAATTATGATAAATTATATAAAAAGAAGTACCACTAATAAACTGGTTGTAATATTTGACCATACAACACTGGAAGATAAATTTTTAATACTTAAATTTTCGCTGAAAGTGGGAAAAAGAGCAGTTCCACTATGGTATAAAATATTTGAATATAATGAAAAAGATAATAAAAATTTCAAACATATAAAACAGGGAATAGAAGAGATTAAGGATCTTATAAGTTCATATAATTATGAAGTTGTATTGCTGGCAGATAGAGGTTTTAAGAGTATAGATTTATTTAAGTTTATAAATAAAATAGGATGGAAATATTGTATAAGATGTACCAATGATATGCTTGTAAATATAGAAGGGAAAGAAAAAATAAAATACCTTAGAGATATAAAAACTCTAAAAAAAGGCGTAAAAAAGTTTAATGGAATTTTACTAAGTGCTGAAAAATATAGATGCAATTTAGCAGTTTGTAAGGCAGAAGAAGCAGCGGATACCTGGTATATAGTAACCAATCTTGATAGTAAGAATGCTGTTAATGAATATAAGAAAAGATTTATTATAGAAGAAATGTTTAGAGATTTAAAATCCAGTGGCTTCAATATGGAAGATACATGGACAAACAGTCTTATATATTTTGAAAACTTATATTTATGCTTATGTATAGCATATACATGGATGATAATATTAGGAGCAGATTGTTCTAAGAATAAGAAGAGTAAGATAATAGGCGCAACTAAAAAGATAAGAAATAAAATAGTTAGAATATACAGCTTATTCAGCAGTGGATTGACATGGTTTAACAGATGTTATGATTCTAATAGAAAAAAATATGCCTTAAAATTTAATTTGATACTTTATGACATCTAA